TGACTCACCTTGTGCTTCTTTAAGATATTTTTCAAATTGCTGAATATTTTGCTGTAAAACCGTTATAACAGGCCCAAAAGCATTAGTTCTTGCAGCAACCGATGCTTTAGGGTCGCCTGGTTCTCCTCCTGCGGCTATATTAAGTATATCCATTTTTGATCTAGCTTCATTAATACTGCGTTCGTATTCTAAAGCTCGTCTCTGTGCGTCGGATTCTTTAATTGTAGCAATTAACTGTAAGTTTGTATCAATTAAATTAATTTGAGTATTAATTTCCTGTACTTTTAGTTGTGCTACACGTTCTGCGGCCTCAGGTAAAAATTCTGTAATTTTTGAAAGACTATATTGTTGATATTGTGTAGCACCTTTAGCAAGCGTAGCTTGAATAATATTTGAAAAGTACTGAGTATATTTACCTATAGTTTGTGGTATGCTTTGAATAAATTTATCCGCCTCAGCTCTAATACCTTGCTGATATTTTTGGGCTTTAACGGATTCATCTAATATTCTGCCAGTTAAATCTTGCATTTCATTACGTAAATCTTGAGCCTTTTGACTACTAGCAAACGGCCCGTCAGTTCCTAATTCAGCAAGTTTCTCTCCTGCTATACTGCGTTTCTTTATTAGATCATCTCTAATTTTCGAACTATTACCAAGATCAGTATTTAATTGTCTAATTGACATTGCTGCTTGCTGTAATTCTTGCTGTTGTTCACCACTAAAAAATGGTATAGAATTCATTTTATCAAGTAGTTGTAGTATTCCGCCTAAATTTTGCTCTATATTTGGGCTAGCTATTAATTTTGAAAAATCACCTAGACTTTTTGTAGCATCAATAACAAATCTTGTAAGGGGATCATTTATTGCATATTGCTGCATAAATCTTTGAAAAGACTCGTCTGTTTTCTTTAAGCTCTCAGTAAAGTTCTCTTGTTCTCGCTGTGCAACTTTTAATCGATCAGCGTATTCCTGCCATGCATCAGATAAATAGGTAATAACTTTACTATTTGGACTTAATTTTTTAAGAGCAACTACTACTTTATCTATATTTTGTGAAGGATCTTCAACCCCTAGAATTCTCCCATATTTAGCTAGCGTATCTAAACCCATTGAAGTTCTAGACAATGCGTCTATTTGTTGAACTATAGAGCTAGAAATATTTGTCATGGCTCGTTGGTCTATGCCCTGACCTACTACCATTTTTAGACCTTCCCAGATTTTTTCAAAAATATTTCCGCGATTGTCTAACTCGCTATAAGCATCGCTAGCAGCTTTACGCATATTTTTTAAACTATCGGCTAATCCATTAACAGCATTTGCTTGTGCACTTATTGAGGCGCTTTCAAATATTCTGCTAGGAGCTTTGTCAAATATTGCATTAACAGTGTCTTTTAAATTTTTAATACTAGCTAAGTTATCGTCTATTGTTTTATCAAATTTATCTAGGGCTTCTGTAGCTTTGGCAAAATAACTATATAAACCACCAATAGTAGTACCTACAATTGCAATAATTTGAGCCCAGGTACCAAGAAATCCAACTGCACTGGCTAATGCTTGCGTAACTATTTTTATACTACCAACCAAACGAGTTGTTCCTGCTCTAAAAGCACTCATTTTATCAACAGTATACTCAAAAGTATTTCCTGTTTCTTTACCTGCGTCGTCTAATTCTTTAATAATTTTAACTTGCGGACCACTTCTAGCTTTTGCTATATCGTCATTCAATTGCTTCCAAGCTGCTCTAACACCTAGTAAACTTGTGGTTGCGGCCGCATTAGAAGTAATTTCTGCACTTCTAGCTCTTTGATTCTCTTGCTGTACTTGATAAAATAAACGTCCAGTTGTTGTTAGTAAACTTTGCTGACTATTATAGTATTTTTCCGCTGCCTGTCTACCGGCTTCATAATTTTGTGCTTCTTTATCATATTCCCGTTTAGCATCTGCTAATTCTCTATATAATCCCGCAACTTTTGTTTGACGTTTTCCTAATTGATCAAGTGTTGCTAAATCTGTAGCTGTAATTTCGGCTACAGACTTTTGTAAAATACCTTGTACTACTGTTTGACCTTCTTTAGATCTACTAGCTTTAGCAATGCGTTCTGCTCTATCTTTTGCTAATGCCTCTAACCGCTGTGTGGTTGCTTCCCAACGCATACTTTCTGCTTCTGCACCAGCATCTGCAGCAGCTTTTCTTAAACTAACCTCTCGCTTTAACACTTTTTCAACCATTAAAGCGCGTTTAGTAGCAGCTTCTACAGCTTCTTTAGCACTATCTCTCATTGCTTGATTAAAGTTAGCTATTGCTGGTAATGCTTGTTTTGTTAGTGAAATAGCAATACCAGCTAATATAGCTGCTAGTGCGGTTGGGCTCTCACTAAGTAGTTTAATTAAAGGAGTTAATGTTTTATTTATTAACTCTAATCCAGCTTGTGCTACATCTTTTAAGGTAGCTAATAACTTGCTATAAGGATTTGCTTCTAGTTTTATTGAGCTAAATTTATCTAAGCCTTCTTTAATAACTGCATTAGCAAATGCTTGACGACGTTCAAAATCTGTTAGCTGACTAGCACTTTTGCCTATGCTAAGTGCATACTTTTCTGTAGCGGGACCAATTTTTGTAAATAATCCAAGTTCGTCTAATAATTCTGGCTCTAATTTAACTATACCACGTGTTAAACGAGTTATACTATCTACAACATCTCTGCCAAGTGCTTGTGATACATTTTTAGCTACTAATCCTACGTCTTGTAGTTGTTGTGCACTTAATCCAGCACTAGTTGCCATAGCCGTAGCTTCCATTGCTTCACGCATACTAATAGCATAGTCTGTAGTAGCAACTAAATTTTTACTAATATTTACAAGTGCTATGCCACTTTGTGCACCTAGTTGCTCCATACCACGTACCATGTTTGTAGTATCCATAGCCTTACTAAGCTGCTGAAATGCGGCTGTTACAGCAAATATATTAGCAGCAAATGTAGCATACAATCTAACTAAACCGCCAAGGCCTTGTGCTTCTTTGGCAAAATCGCGACCAGACGCACCCGTGCCCATAGCAAGCGCACGTGTGGCTCCATAATCTACAGATTCTTGTTTATAAGCAGCACGTCTTGACTGCTGCATTAATTTTTCTGAACGACTTAACTCATTGTTATACTCTTTGGCATCTTTAGTACGCTGTTGCATACTTTTGCTTTTATCGAGTACCTTTAAGTCATATTCTAATGTTTTTCCGGCCATAACTACTCCAGTGGAGTTAAATTTCCAACACTGCCAAATTGTTAGTTCAATTATAACACTAAAGCTAGTGTATGTCAAACCAAAATATTTTGAGTAATAAAAAACCCGCTAGGTTTTAGCGGGTTTTTCTTGTTTTTGATTTTGCCTAATATATTCAATACGCACACTATCTAATAGGTGTATAATTTGTAAATAAAATCTTTTATCTAAACTGTCTACTTCATATACGTCAAACAGGTCTAGGATACCATTTAAATTTTTACCTAAATAATTTCCACCTATAAATTCCCACTCGTCGCGTAAGATTCCGTATATGCTAAGTAGCAGCTGTACTTCTGGATAGAAGTCAGTTATTTCAACAGGTAATTCATCTTCGTTTGGCTCAGTACCCATTTGCTCGCACATTTCATAGTACTGCTCCTTGGTCATGCCTAAACTACCATTAGCCAAGTAACTTTTAAATTTAGCCTGTATTTCTTCTAGCTGTTCTTGCTGAAGTTTCCCAGGTCATTTACCCTGTCACTAACAAAATTGTCAAAATCGCTGCTTGATTTCATTAGTAGGAGTGCGTTATCTTTGGAAAAACCAAGTTCGTCGTCTGGATCAAACTGTGATACATCAACAGGTGCTAATAGATTAATATACTTAAACTTTAATCCTGTCCAACCCTTAATAGCTGCATCGCAGTATAGTTCTAAGAATAAATCTTCATTAAATTCTTCGGTTGTTTGACGACCCTTAAATATAGTTTTAGTTGCGCGCTTTCTAAGATTAATTAGTGTTTCACGGCTTACATAACTCAACTCTAATTTAAAATCTGGAAAACCAGGGTACTCAACTGTAACTGTTTTACTTGGTACTAATAGTGATTTTAGGCTAATATCCTGTGCCATGTGTTTCCTGCGTTATAAATATAATTACTCGAAAATTTGGTGCCGGCGTAAACCGGCACCTGCTGTACTATTAAACTGCTACGCAGTTATAAGTAACCTTAAGTTCGTTGTCTTTTTCAATGTCGAAAGTATTGGTAGTAGTATTATAACCTTGTGCTGTAAAGTTAATAGTTGTACTAATAACTTGTTCAGTATTAACAGTAGGAATTTGCAACACTGCTGCTGGTACATAGAACTTAACATAAGTACCGCTAGTGCCGCCCATGTCGAATTCAATAGCAAAGCTAGGCTCAACATCTGTACTACTACTGGCTAATAAATCCTCTAGTAGTTGTCCACTTGTTTTGCTACTAGCTGCTGTGCCACTCTTTAAGTAAGCATTGAATGTACCCGTTACACTGCGTGTACCTGTGTAATAAGTAATTGGGATATTTACTTGACCTAGGTTAGCTGGTGTAATATACGTAATATTATTTGCTAGTGTAATTGATCCACCTGTAATAGCGAATTTATAATCATCAGTTGTTCCTGCAATAGTATCATCTAGTGCAAGTACACTTAATTTATTAGTAATATATCTGCCATCTACATTTTTAGCCATAGATTTATTAGTGCTTGCTCCGGCCGCCTCATGCACGACTACCTCTCTAACTTTTGCTGTGGCATCACCTGTTATAGCTGTTCCGCTGTGAACAAAAAGCTCATTAACAGCAGGTGAGGCATCTGCACCAGCTGCAGTCCAGCCAGCTGCATTAGTTGCACCCAAGTTAGAAATTGCATATGTGCGACCTAAAACCATTGCAGAAGCTAATATTTCTCTATTACTAAATGCAATTTCTCCGGCGCTAGCGGCATCAACTACTAAGTTACTAATTGCTCGAATCAGTGTGCCTTTACCAGCCCACTGAATAGCAGCGATTTGATCAATACCAAAGTCAACAGTAGCTGTATCCATAGCACAGTTATCAATAACATATACTTGGTCGCTAAATGCAATAATTAAGCCAAAAGCTTGTAGTTGATTTTTATTACTAGCTGCTAGAATAAATTCGGCCGCACTACTAGACTCATACCAAGCTGTTGAACCTTGAGTACCTACTACTCCACCAGAAGCACTACCTATAGCTGCTGAACTAGCAAAAGCGTTCCATAAAAATCGCTCTTCACAGGTTACTAAACCACCACTAGGGTATGCTCCACCGGTTCCACCACTTTTCTTGTAGGGGCGTACATAAGTACTAAAACTAAAATCAACTGGTTCTAGGGCAGTGTTAAAGCTGCGCTGACCACGATTAGGTGCATCACCAGTTTCACTAAGTGTAACTGTATCGCTGGTAGTATTTTGTGTAAAGGTTAGTCCCTCTAACACCTGAATTTCAAATGTATTACTAGTAGTAAATCCATTACTACTATCTGATAATTTTATACCGCTAGGTGTATAGCCTAGTCGAACGTTACCAGCACTGTCTACGTTTGTAGTAAAGAAAACTCTACTATTACGAATTAAATTAACTGCCATAGTCATTCCTTTTAAGTTGTAACGCTTGGCACGTCTACTAGACTTTTATCTGTGTCGATGCCTCACACGTTATTCAAGTGCATATCGCACCTGTAGATTGATCTCACCGACACCATAAGGTGCTAATAGACCTTCGTCAGTTGTTATCTGTTGTATTAGTATTTCTGTTGTTGATAAATTGTTGTCCACGTCGTATACTAATTCTCTGTTGCTGTCAATACAAGTTTCTAGATCTTCAAGCAGCTGCTCTAGTAGCTCAGGAGCATTTTCTTCATCTTTGACATATGCTTTAATGCTAACCGCTAAATAAGCCCACTTAAAGTCGCTGGGTAAGTATTCGCGTGCTTCACTGCCTGGTGTCATATATACACTGGGAAAATCTTGTATTTCATCCCAGAATTTTAACTTGGCATAACTATTGTTATATAGATTGGTTTTATAAGGCCCAGTACCATCTATACTTTTAAACGCTGTAGCCAGGGCCCTGACTATACTTGCTCTTTTACTCATACTAGTTGTGCCCTTAATCTATTGCCGACTATTTGGGCTGCTATTTGTCTAATTGACCTGCTAATTAACAGTTTAGGGTCTCTAGTTCTAGGCAGTTCTTGTCGTCCACCACTGCTAAAAGTAGCATATGGATTGCGCATATAACTATAAAATGCTGTTATCATGCCTTGTCTGCTACTACTTAATCGCTCTACCTTGACGCTTTCTGCAAATCTGCCGCTGCGTAGGTTAAGTATATCACGTCTACCGCCAGTACCCATATTTTGTTTTATGGTTTCTACTAGTCTTAGGTCTAGTAGTGCTTGTAAGCTTACTAGATTATCTGCTGCTAGGCCAGGTTTATAGGTTTTGCTGGCAGGTATTTTGATAGCACTAGGTACATTAGGTTTTACAAATTTGGGTTTAGTGCCATTTAAAGCTATAGCAAAGCCTTTAGACTTTTTAGCAATTACATTGCTTGTACCAGTTAAAATATAGCTAGAAAATATTTCGTCTATATCTTCTTCCAAACTATTTGAAAATCCTAACTCTAGTAGTAAGTCTAGTATTTCGTTACCTAGCTTTCCTTCTATTAATGAGCCATACTTATACTGATTTTCTAAACGCTCTTGTATAATAACTACTACAGCTTGTGCACCTATTAAAAAATTTTTTACATCCTTGGATAGTGTGGCCTCTACTTGCACACCATATGAGCTATCTCGATATAACTTATTTTGTATTTCTTGAATCTTACCACCAAATTGTTGCAATTTAGCGGCATTTTGACCTGCACTAATAGTGTTTACTTCTTGCAGTAACTTTTTTATACGCTCACCTAGTGGGCTTCTGCTTAAGCTAGAATTAGGTGCTAATATGTGCCCTATGTCAAAACCTTTTTTGCTTTCAAAGCCTTTGTAAGCTGCTGCAGCTTTAGGGTCGTCCTTGTATTTTTCAAAGAAAATTAGTTTAGTTAGTTCTTTATTTAAAAAATTCCTAAACAGACTATCATAGGTAGTATCATAGGTTTTAAATAGTAGTCCTATGACTTTTTCGTTTTCATAAACAACTGCAGGCGTAAAATCTGCTATAGTACTTGTACCTAGTGGAGCAAAAACTCCAGTTGATCCTGCAAACTCTGTACCAGTGCTAGTTATTTTGATTTTATTTTTATAGGTATTAGTTTGCTTTGCGACAAACTTAAGTATTTCATCTCTAAAATTTTCTAGAGCTGCTTGACCTTGTATGTCTTGGTCTTGCCTGTCCTCTTTAATAATATTCCCTAAAGTTATCTCTAAGGCCTGTATATTAAGAGGAATAAAATGAACTGGTGTACGTAACAACTCTCGCTGTTCTGCGGTACTTATTGCTGCAAGCTGTTTTGCTACTACTCCTTGTACATCTTTTAAACTTTTTCTAGCCATTATGCATAATCCGCCGTGTATTGATCTAATACACGCTTAATATGTGCTGGAAAATTTGTACTAGCTACATACTGTATTTGTGTTACGTTAGGTGTTACATCGCGGTTTACGTGCACTGCACTGTTATTCTTTGAGTAGTATTCTACTAGGTCAAGTACAGCTAATTTAAGATCTTCTGGTACACTTTCGTATCCAGCTGTATAGGTTACGCGATAGCCTCGCATATACTCTTGAAACCAGCCACCATTGCTTATTGCTCTAACTGAATCTCCGTCTAATATCCAATCTGTAAATTTAATCAGATTAGTATATGTTTGGCCATAATTAGTACTTTTACTAACTTGAGTAACATTACTTACTGGAGTTTCTTTTAATATTAGTTTATCAAAACCACCATCAAAGTATTCTGTTTTTGCTTCGTCATAGTAGTCAGTAAAATTTCTGCGGCAGTAGGTTTTTACTAACTGACTAACCTTGGGTATTAGTAGATCAATTTCAGCATCTTTATTGCTACTGCTAATTCCCAAGTAATTTTTATATTCTGCTCTAGTAATTAGGTCAGCCATAAATCCTCCTGTGTCTCTAAAGACTAGCACGCTAGGCTTTAGAGAC